CTAGGTCATGCCTGTATTGGTCACGTAATAGGCTTGCGCTGGCTAAGTAACTCGCTGTAGTGCAGAGTAAGTTTATAAGCCTTCACGATTTCCTTTGGACACATTTGGTAATTGTGAAGGCTCATAAACTCTGCCATGATTTCTGCCCGAAATTTTCCGCAGGCGTGTTTCGTGTATTTGCCCGAGTGCATCAGGTTGAGGAATGCCTGCAACATGAGCTTCTCGATTGTCTCGTCTGGAATGAACTCTTCTTTAGTCTTATAAACAACCCTTGGCCGTGGCCCTTTCTTACCCATCAGCCAATTTGCTATATACCTAAATATAGCATACATCACACTCCTCTGGCGTGAGAGTAAATATACTAATTAGGTATTCTTTTGGTAGCTAATTTAGCAGATGGCAGTACCTAGAATTGCTTTGAATTTGTAACCTTTTTCCTGGGCTTCCATCATCCAGAATAGTTTGCAGATTTCTAGCGGGTGGTCTGTGGCCAGTGGGCCGATTTCCTGGAACGCCTGCTTCTGCATCAGGATGCCGTTAATGCTGCCGTCGATGAAGTTCATCTTGCGGTCAACGATAGGAAACAGGATGTCCTTCGGGCTTTCGATGAAATAAGAACACTTGCGGTCCAGTCCCATTTTGACCCAGGAGCCTGCAATCACTATGAAATTCCATTCTTTACATGGCGCATTCTCCATGCCCATGTTAATCAAAGAAGTGACTGTACTGTAAGCTTTGTGAGTAGTGCATAACTTGGCAATCTGTTCAATTTCTTCGTTATGACAATACTCAGGAACTACGCAGCAGTATTTTGATTCTGGGTAGTTGTTTTTAATGGAGTTGATAGTTGTCTTAGCTTGACCTAAGTTGCAGTTGTGGCAAAGCACTACGAAGCCGGTTTTGAGCGGCTTGCGTTGATATAACTGGTTTTGCATAAATCCTCAAACGAACAAGACATGCCAATCCCAATCGACTCGCATGTTATCGGTTTTGCCCATGTCAGGGAAGGTGGCCATACAATAAAGCTTTCCGGTGTTGGTTAGCAGGCCCATCTCATTGACGTTGGAGCCGTTAGCATCTTCATAGTCTAATGCCGCCGTGAAAATGGCCTCAGTAGGTAATTCCGGGTTTATCTGAGCGGCAACTTCCTTTTTCGCCCTCGTCACCCCATTCAGCCAGTCCTGGTTAGAAACAACTGGCTTGATTTGCTGGTTCTCAGTTCCGCCGTCGCCAAACAGCATGTGTGTGATATACAATGGCTCTTTGCTTACCAAAGAAGTAGCCCCGGCAGTTCGTGCAGTTGCTAATACGGTATTGGAGAAACTGTCAGTTTCGATTCTGCCATCACGATATGTAACTTTGCGAACGACATAACCCTTGATTGCAATGCTGTCTTTTAACATTAGATTTCACCTTCTTCTTGAGAGCCGTCTTTTCTTTGAATTTTGAACCTGATGCGGTCTTTCAATTCTATCTTATCTACGAATCCAGGCTTGCCATCTTTTGATTCAATCTTGGACTCAATGCTATCAATAGGTGATAACACGAAATCCTTGAGTACACCCCTGATGTTCATGGTGTGTAGTGATGCATGGAAAGGAGAATACTCTTCTATAATCTCAATCGCCTCACGCACTCGTTCAGTAGATAAGTTAGTTATCTCTAAGTCTACACTAAACTTACTTCCCAGGCAACTCGAACAAGTGTCTAAAAAATCTCTGTCGATGTCGCAGAAGTTTGTCGAATCCCTCAAACTGCCGTCGTAAGTATCCATGTTATAGATTTTCTCGCTATACATGAATGTTGAGCGAACCTTGCCAAACACAACCGGGTCATGGAAAGGATGACGGTCAGAGATTATCCTGCTGAACATCGGGTCGTCTTCTTCTATTACCCTAACGTTCCAATTCTTGAGAGGATACAACTGGTCTTCTTCGTTACGTTGGTCGGCCAGAGGGAGTGACAAGATGTAGTTGTCCAAGTCCTGCCCGGCAATAAAGTGACGATATTGATACTGGATGCGAACGATGTCACCAGGTAAAAGTTCCATCGGCTCGTTCTGCGCAGCGCCAGCCCAAATTACCTTGGCCTTGTTGAGGTTGATGAAGTGGTTGGGCAACTCAAAGTATTCCTTCGTGCCTGCTGATTTGACAGCAACTTTCATGTTATCGTTTATTGGGTTCTTCTTTAGCTGGAATGTGTGGTCTTTATTGACCCTGAACGACTCTACCCAGGTGTACGGCGATACCACCTGCCAAAGCCTGGTAAGCTTTTTGAGGTTTATTCCTGCTGAGTCCAGAGCTTCTTTGAGCGCAGGCAGTGTTCCTTTGGCCTTGAATAGTGGTACGGCTCGCTTGATTTGCCGCCGCCAGTTGTTTGTATCATCAGACCTGAGATTTAGGTCGAAGAAGGACGCTAGCAAGGGCAACAATGCCTGCTGAGTATAATTGGCGTCCGTAATGTCAACTAGCTGGGTTGTTAGGTTATCCAGCATAGTGAAGCCGTTCTCGACCGCAAAATGTAACTTTTCAATTACTTCTGGCGTTAGGTCGTCTTCCAATATCTGCGTTTTGTAAACAGCAGGCAGATAACGGTCCAGGAGAATCTTGTATTTGTCGGGTTCTATGCTGCGATAGGGGGCCAAAACTTTTTCGGATTCCTGGCAGGCCACTACGAAATGAATGTTCTGACTTTGAGAAACCCCGTCAGGCTCAAAGCGATAGTGCCAGGCGATGATGTAATCACCTTCTCGCTGGTTGGTGGGCGTCCATTCAAACTCAAACTTTCCTGGGGCTGTATTTTTAAGTTGAGTCCCTGGGTTTTTTTCTGTCCACAAAGGAGCCTTTGCTTCTCCAATGACGTAAACAGGGTTAGCCTCATTGAAATAGATAGTCTCTTTGATAGCAGCAGCCTCAGCAGCCGCTGCTCCGTCGTCGTCTTCTAGTGCTTTCTTTAGCAAATGCTTGCTGGTAAAAGTCTTCTGGTAACTTTGCCTTTTCTGCCCCTGGCGATTACTCTCCAGATGGTAAATCACTAGTCGGTCGAGACTGTACGGATTCTGGCCCACTTTTTGCTGGTTGTCTGGTGTAACCAGTTCAAAAACGATGGTGTCGCTTATTCTGGGATTGTGATGTAATTTCTTCCGTGCCACAGTTCCCCTTATTGATAATTAAACTTAATCTCAACCGTGTCAGGTCTTATGATTTCGTTGAAACTAGTTGTTACCACGTTATTGTTTTTGCCACTCTGTAGTGAAGAGGTTGTGGTGAAGGTGATTTCTAGTCGTTCAATCTCCTTTACGTCAGCCAGTATTTTTACGATGTCGGCTTCTCTTAAAGTCTGACCGAATTCCCAGTTGGACAGCCTGAAAAACCACTCAACACGTTGCCTTACTTTTTCTCGAACTTGTGCCTCATATTTCTTGAAGTTCTGACTGGCCACGCAGTCAATTTGCAGGTCCACATACACTACTTTAGCATCCTTGATGCACACCATGTCTGTAAACATCTTGACCTTATCAAGCTCCTCTTGTAAAGCAGACTTGAGATTGTCGTTAGCGATTGCCAAGTGGAAGTCACCGTCTCTGGCCAGGACATGCACATCAATAATGTTGCCAGCACATCCATAGTTTCTTAGGGCTATAGCAGATTTGCCGATAACACCGTTGAACGGCGTAGCAAACTGCTCTGTGATGGTTTTATAGTCTAACCCCGTAACCGCTCTGTGTTGAGTGCGAATGTAACTCGGCAGTTTCTTTTTGATGTCCTCAATTTTATCGCCACTATAGCCAAACTCACCCTTGGTGTAGTTGGTATAAATAATTGATACCACATGGTTAAATCCTTGAACAGGGTAGTTGGTCTTGGACTTAATGGCCCCGGTTACGATGTTGCCAACCGACCCGCCACCGACTCTGTATACGACGGAGATGGAAGCATCTTTGGGAGGGATTAAACCACTCTGATTGTCTCCAAAAATTATGTATGGTTGGTAGTTCGATGCATACTCCAGACGGTATTCCTGTAGTGGCTGAGAAGTTGTGAAGAAGTCAACTTCTGTCCACGGTGCGCCGTTGACAAGCACCTGAACCGACTTCCACAGAACTCCAGGTGATTTGAGGTCAAACACCTGGCCAGCCTCGCCATTGGAACGGAACTTGGCTGTGTGAGTGAATCCTTCAATGCCTATGATGGAGCGAGTTGAAGTGCTGCCTGCCGGTATAATGATTGCCTGACCTGGGATTGGGTTGTTGTTACTGTCGGCAGCGTACAATTCTATTTTGCCGCCTTGAATGCCAGGAATTTCCAAGGGAATTGGAGTGCCTAGTATTATATCCTTGTCAACAGGACCGCTAATTGTAGCCATGAATAAAGCTCTAGCCGGAATAGGAGGGGTTGGTTTGTATCCTACTAATCTTGCTAGTCTGAAAGCATTCTCAGGTTCTCGAACAGAGTCGATGAAGACTTCGTTGGCAATTTGGTCAATCTTGAAGGACAGAGTATCTCCGATAAATGCCCATATCTCTGAAAGCATGATGGCGATGTCGGACTCCATGAAGTTATTGAAGTCCTTGTCGAATGACTGCTTAATCAGGTCAATAATACGGCCTTTTAACGACCAATAATCTTGATTAGTGTAATTGAAATTCCTAAAAGGAAGCCTGGCTGTTGGCTTAGGCTTCGCAAATGGTGTTATTTCAAATGGGCAATTATCTGCCATAGTTCCTCACAGTAAAGTAACATATAGGGACTCCATTGTCTTCAAGTCCAAAGGGTTGATGAAAATAACGCTGTAACCAACGATGACATTATCATGCGTATCGACTTTTACGTCAGACACTTGTACTCTTGGCTCCCACCTTTTTAAGGACCGGGCGATAGTCTGCCTAACGTGCTGAACCCTGGCGTGCAAAGGTGCTGTAGGTTCGAGCCTTAACAGTGTGCCAAAATTGGGTTCAAAAACTCTCTCACCAGGTTTGGTTAAGAGTATAGAGAGCATGTTTGACTTTAGTTGGTCAATCTCATCGCTCTCACTATGAAGAAACCCTTTTGGGTGACTAACGACAGGATAAGGTGTTCCTTTTATGTATCCCATATACCTCTAGTTAGAGTTGTTGCGTCCTAAATTCCCAATGATGATTCAGTCACCAAACATGGCTCCTGACAAGGTTTCGCCGATGCATAAACCCTCTCACTAGCCTTGATTCCGTATTGTTGGGTGATGTATTCTGGTATTGCCTGACATGCCACAACGACAGGATATACACATGGGCCTCTTACCTCTTCGTCTTCTTCGTCCAGTTCCTTGCAATCTTGTCCAGCTAGCAAGAATATGTAGTCATCCGACCAGAATAGGTGTGTTTTGGCTGTGCTATAATAGTAATCGCCAACGCTAACAATCTTCCGGTTGGACACAAACTCTAATTTGTTAGCCAAGTGAGTGTCATGCGCATCATTGGTGACGCCAACAACTTCCACCATGTTGTCGTAACTGTGAACAATAAAGTCGCCGCCAGCCCTCAAGAAGACCTGTCCGGGACCAGTTGGCTGTTCCTGCATGTGTAGAATGTGCGGGCCTCTCTCAGTATTGTCTTTTTGAGGACACAATACCTGGAAATACTGTTGGTCAGTGTTTGTCTGTGAGTAGGCATCATTCATCGTTAATGTAATGCCGTAACCGCTGCGTAGTCTAACAAAAGCCTTGTTTGCTCTGGCGGCTGGCTTGCCGCAACCTTGCCTGTCCTTTGAACATTGCTGGTTGCCATCGTCCACCATGTCAAAGGTGTGCATAGCCGTGCTACGCATGTGGATGCCTCTCGTTTCCCCAGCCCGGCAGCAAGGCTTACTGTGGTCGGATAAAGAAACACTGTTACCGCAAGCACTACGAAGGAAGATACCGTTCTTGTTACTTCTAACATTCGGCTGGTTCTCTTCGTCGTTCATTTCAATAACATGGCCAGTGGAAGACTCCCAGAAGGTACGACCTTTGTAAACTCCAGTGCAACCATCCATGTCGTATGGCTTTAAGGCTAGCTCCCAATTAGGAACTCCTCTTGGCTCCTCTACAGCATCATGACCAACCCAGGTGTGACCTCCTCTGGTTAAGATTTGAATGCCTCCCTGGTCCAATGCACCTTTGCCTGACAGATACGGGGCACATTCCTGGCGGTGTTTGTGGTATTTGTTCTTGCCGACCCATGTGCCACCCGCTGTACCAACCATACAATCATTAAGAGCGTCGATTAAAGTGCTACAGTGGCCTAGCTTCAAGGCATCGTAACGTTCTTTGAGGGTTAGTGGGTTTTGTGGGTCAAATGGTATAACCGTGGCGTTGTCGGGGCCTTCATGTAGCAGGCAACGTCCTTCGGTTCCCAAGTATTCGTCTTGAACTGTAATAGACCAAATGCCGCCGCCGTTGTATTCCGGGTCTTCTTCTGGAGGGTTGGGAACAGTGTCGGAATCGTCCAAAGAGAACGAGGTAGAGGTTAAAACAGTGATATTCCAACTGCCGTTTATGTTTTTTACCCCTACTATGCCAGCTAATGTGATTCTAGTACCAGAGAACAAAGCATGTTCTTCTGTTGTGGTTATCACTGTAGGCGCACCTGCCAAGATAGTCACATCACTAATACCCCCAGTTCTAAACCCTGTTACGTCTGCGGTGCTTTCTATAATAGGGCACTCGGTTGGGTCCGAACCTTGTTCGCAAACTGCCGGGCAAACAATTTGTGCCAGGCCATTTTCATCAACAAAAATGGCATAGACAGGGTTTTCTGGATTCCAATAGAATCCCTCGTCTTCATATTCTCCAAAAGACCCTTGTAAAGCAAAGGTGTTTCCCCCGGCTATTGACCAAACGCCCTCTGCGCCAATAATGCCAGGTATGCCAGTGATAGCGATTAGTGAATTAGCAGCAGGAAGACTAGGGCAACTAGTAGTACATCCTTCGGGAGCCTCAAATGGGACTACTTCAACCTGGATTTCCCCTGAATCGGGGTCGATAAAAGCGTCTATGATTTCCCATTGGCAGAAGTATGTGCTGGTGCAGACATATGGTTCATCTTCTTCTTCTGGATGTCCGCAAGCTGGGTTGAGCCATTCGCCAGTAGGGTGGTAAGGGTCGTCCTTCATCAAAAATAACTGGCCGGTACTTGAAATGATTTCAAGACGCTTCCAGCGATAGTTGCATTTAGGGTCGCCATCATCTGCTTTCCAGCGATGCTTTTCAGTCGTGGTAAACCCATACTGGTGTGGCCAGGTAGCTTTGGTGGCAGCGTTAAGTTGGTTTTCAACGTCGATATTTCCCAGGTCATAACCCTGATAATTGTCGGTATTCCAAGGAGGAAGAACCTGAGATTCGTCGTTAGGGCCAACCATGTAACCGCCCCGATTTCCTTCGTAAAGCCTATTGAATTCGTCGATTGGGATACCCCAATTCCTAACTCCAATAGCTCCTCTGTTCCTCTGCCAGGTTGTACCAACATAAAAAGCTGCGTTTGGGCTACCGTTCTGAAACAAAAGGCAAAGAGTAGACCCGGCAGGCGGAACCCATGTACAACCAGAGTCGTCAAATCCACCCATGTTGGAAATTGGCCATGCCCATGCCAAGCTATCAGTCTGCACGTCTGGCAAAGATAAGACCGGACTGTAGTAACGCACCCTGCCTTGTTTGAAAGGGTCACGGGTGTCGATACAAAGTGCAAGATGTACGCCTCGGTAAGTAGAGTCTTCTAGTTGTGGTCTTCGGGCGTGTTTCTTCTTACGCTTTTTGTGCATCAGTTTGCGGAGTCCCCACTCATGTTTCTGGAGAATCTTCAAAACATCGTCAATCTGTAATGTATTATTTGCCATTTAATTCCTTTAGACGCCCGCAATCAGGGGCAATCGCCACTGTTTGGTATGCGACAAGGCGGCAGTGGTGGGTCTTGCGGTATACAGTTGTCGTTCTGTTTCGAAACCCAATCGCCGAACTCGTCAACTTCTCCCGCACCAATACCACAGAAATCATCATCGCCTGGGGCCAGGTCGCAACATTCAGGAACACAGTTCCACCCTTCGCAGTATGGGTCTGGGTTGCAATCATCACCAGTTGGCGGCTCTCCAGGTAGAGCAAAGCAACCAATCGGGGTCGGGTCGTATCCATCGACCGAACCACCAAAAGGCAAGTCTGCACTGATGTCTGCGCCAGGGGCAGGCAAGAATATTTTGTAGGTTGTTTGGAAGGAGCCTTCTTTGATACTGTGACTTACGCCCTTGATATACCAATTTCGGTTCGTCAATACTTCATTAACTACCTGCTGACTAAGTGCGCCACCACCATTTTCTTGCCTTACCAAAGTGTCCCAATAAGGACATCCAGGAGTTCTCTGGAAGGGAACCACGTCGTCCTCATCTCTAATGAAGAACGGGTTGATAACAACAAGTCCGATGCTTTTGCCTATAGACTCGTAAATTGACCCAATAGTAGGGTCGCCTTGTACTACCAAAGTAGCTTCTATAGGGAGCATACCTTGGATAGCGTTAGTTCTGGTGTGCATTCGAGTGTTGTCTATTGTTATGTCTTGTGCTGTTTCTGGATTTCTTGCAAGTGCAGAGTCTGGAACGTCAGGCATGTTTCTGTTTTCACGACCGCCAGATGTGTTACAATTAAGTCTGCTTGCTCCACCACTATCCATTTGGCGAGCAGTGCCTGTGGCGGGTGTCATGTTACCACCAGACTTCATAGCAGCATTGAAAATCCACTTCATATCTGGCTCAAATTTGACCACCGGACTGCACTTGCCGCCGTTAACAATGTAAGTTCCAATGCATCGTCCGTCGCTGTAAGCACGTTGGCAAGTGGGATATGGGTCAGCCCACATCAATAGTCGTGGCGTAGGACAACGGTTGTCCCAATTCAAAAGGATGCCTTTGCCATTTTCTCTTCCTTCACAAGTCCCGTCGTCTGCTCTTGTATTGACTAACCAATCTTTTATAACTTCAATTAAATTTTTATTGTTACAAGCCCATTGTCCTAGTGGACCGTCAGTTGGCGAGTGCATAAGTGGCGGGTCGGTAGCTTCTCCAGGCGGCATCCAAAAGTTCAAGGGTTGAAAAGGGTCGCCTTCAACCAAAGGCAATGCAAGGAAGTCAATATCCATTCCCGGCGTTGCGTCTTCACATAGGAGTTCAACCGCCTGTCTGAAACGTATCTGTGGGTCTGTAGTACCGTTCTCGGGGTAAGTATTAGAATACTTTTGCTCGTTAGCCATACGCATCAAGTCAACGCCCGTTATTTCAAAGATGAACCTGCCATTCTGCATGGTTGGCTTAATTTCCCGAGGCAGAAAGTAGAGCGGGCCACTGCGGGCTATAATTCTTGTGCCGCAGGGCCTTCCTGTTATAGTGCAAGCGTCAATAACGTCTTGGTTACAAAATGAGAAGTCTGGTGTGCAATGTACACTGCAAGGCTCATCCGATGTAGCGAAGTCGTTGAAGCAACTGGGGTTGAGTGGGTCCGAAGGATTCAGAGCCGCCCATCCAAACTCTATTTTCATCTTGTAAGCGATGTGAGCACACTCAATGTTTTTAACAGTTTTGTTTATCCAATACTCGAAAGAACTTCCCTGCTCGTCGGAGATAACTATTTTGCAAGTCGCTCCTCCAGAGGTTTCAAATTGATACTGGAAACTCTTGATGGCTGCACTGCACTTGTCGCTAGTATCTGCACCCCAAAATGGATATGTCCAGTTTCCTTGGGCATCCACCAAAGGAATAGGAGTACCACCAGGTTGGGAGATGTTTCCCACAGTAATTAAGGTGCCTGCCTGTTCAGCGATAACTTCTGGACAAGTTTCTACACCACAGTCGCCACACACTGGGCCGTTTGCGCAGGGTTGTTCACATCCTTGTGATTCTATATCTAAGAAACTGAGAGTTACCCACGGAGCAAGCACCAGACCATCCAAGCACTGCTTGAACGTACCTGGGGCTGTTTCAAATGGCTGTCCCACACAGGATGTTAAACAGTTCCATGAATCCGGCACTAATTGGTCGCAAATTGGAAATGATGACATATTAGTAATCCAGTATGTTAAAAGGTACTCTAATGTTTCTTCCCGCTCTAAACTGCATAATATCCGTCATGCCGTTCGCCTCCATTAACCGCCACCAGAAATCTGGCACGCCAAAAATATCAACAGATACCAAGTCTGGTCTGTAATCATAGGCTTCGGTTATCGTCAGAAAGCGGTCTTCTTTTGCTGGCGGGTAATACTTTCTCTTGTAAATTGCAAAAGTAGTATACCCTTCCAACGTGGTAATTGTTTTTGCCTTAGCGTAACGACTTGTTTTTGAAGCAGCCATGTTATCTTCCTAGTGCAATAATACGGGAGTTACATGGCAAGTCCTTACAGGCGTAAACTACTTGCCACTGTGTACTTACGGTAAATTTGTACGGTAAGTAAGTTGTCTCGTCCCAAGCTACGTCTGTTGGGAACTTGACGGAATAACTTTCCAACACACAACAGAGTCCACCGGGACTACCGAGTTCTCCAGGGAGGCCGTCGTCAATGTCGCCTAGCAAGTTACCACAAGTAATTTGCGCAATTTGTGGCGGTGAGTAAGGTGCGTCTGTCGGGTCGCCAGGGTAAGTTAAGCTTTCCAACATTCTCAAGTAACGAATGTTACGATGAATGTCGGCTTTCTCTGTTACCATGAACGTCAGTTCCATCGAGATGGAACGAGCGTCTGAGTGGCTGTAAGTCAGCAGCGGCGACGCACGGCCCATGATGGTATCTGGCGTATAGGTCGCCTTCTTGGAATCAGATATTTCAGGCAGAATTCTTAGCTGTATTACGCCCCAAAAGGTCGAAATGTAACAATTCTGCAAAATTTGCAACGCACCCGATTGGGTTGTAGCTCTTGGCATTTAACTCCTATTTATGTAATTGTGCTTTATAAGGTGCAGATTTAGCGTAACCATATATAGTCACCTGTTAGTCTTCTTCTGTACCCCATTCTGCATCATCTACGCTTTCTTCTTCAATCGGTGCCATCATCGACCGCAGTGCAGCAGGCTCAACATTACCCACTGGTGCGGATTTCTTTTCTTCTTTCATCTTCTCTTCGATAGCAGCCATTATCTTCTTCAAGTCCTGTAGTAAGTTAGTGTGCTTCTCGGCTTCGTCGGCCACCGTTTCCAGTTCCGCACTCTCTACCTGCTGGGTTTCAGGCTGAGACGTAATCCTGTCTCGGATAACAGCATGCTCCATGCTCATATCGCTTTTTGGTATAATTGGCTGAACGTCAGGCATGGTGGCCTCTGTTCCAACCGCACCCCCGTTAGCCAGGTAAACAGGGCCTCCCTTGAGCATGGTAGTTGCTTTGGCGGCGAGCATGGTAGTTGGGTCGCCGCCTTGGTTTATGTGATGTAGCAGACCCAAGTTAGCCTGTGCGTCTGTTGAATTGACTACAAACTCTTTTCGAGTCAACATAGCTGGCACTGTGTCTGTGCCTACTGGCTGGAATACTGACGATGCCACATCACCACCATTGGCAAGTCCGACTACGCCACCATTGGCAAATCCGACTACGCCGCCCCGAGCTAAATTTGCTGGTTCAGCTTCACTAGGGAGGGTTGGGAGGTGTCGCAGTTTCGGGGCGGTTACTGGTTGAGCAGCAGTCACTGGTTGAGCTACAGCCTGTGCGTCTGGCCTTACCGGAGAAATAGTTCTCTGGTGACGAATGCCTAGCTGATTTTCGATGCTCTCGATAACTCTCAGACCCATGCTTCTAATCTGCTCAGGGTCAGTAGCTGGGCCTACGCCAAGCTGCTGTCTAGCCCCGGCAATTAGTCTTCGCTGCTCAGGCGGTGCCAGAGTCATGTCCCTGGAAGCCTGCTCGAACAAGCCTAGCATGTTGTCTAGTCGGGTGGTTTGAGCGATAACCTGGTCCGGTGTTAGGTTTGGCGTTCCAGAAGGAGGCCCACCAGTTCCCATGCGGGACTGTAGGTTAGCAATTTGGGCATTGCCCATCTGCCTGATTTGGGCAGATGTCATTCCGCCTGCACCTAGTTGCTGGCGTGCCATCATAACTTGCTGACGTTCCATTGGGTCGGCAGCAGTTAAGTCTCTGCTGGCAACATCAACCAACTGACGCATCCTGTCCATTTGGGCCATTACAGCAACGATTTGTGCTGGACCCATCGTTAGTACGCCAGGAACATTGCCCTGTGCGGCTGGTGTTCCTACCGCTGGTGTCGGTCCTAGAACTGGCAGGCTGGCACCTGCACTTCCAGGAACCATCGTTGCGGCTCCCTGGCGTGGCATCATTGCTGCCAAGGCCGGGTTCATGCCGCCAATCTGACCAGGGCCAGCAACTCGACGGCCCCTGACGCCCTGCATTTGTCGCATGAGTGGTGGCTGTGGACGACCCATTGGCCGGGGTGGGCGATTCCCCTGGCCCGGTTGCCGCTCCCACCAGGGTGTGGGCCGGGACAATGTGCCAAAGTCATTCGTTCCATTTTCTGGAGTTATAACACGGACCCTACCACGGCCAGGCGGTCTTTGCCCTCTAGCTCTTGCCGAAGGCGGCGTTGCAGTCGGACGGTTCCTGAGAACGCCCGCTGGTTCTACCGGGGCAGGCGGCATAGCCGGTCCTACTTCTGCCTCTGCTCTAATCGCTGCGGCTAATCTTGCCCTAAGATAACCAGTTAACACGCCACGAATAGTGGTTCCATCATCGCTTGTTATCCTAAATTGCCCGCCATAAACCGTCAAATTGTTCTGTCCAAGATGCCGCATCAGATTTTTATG